GGTATCTCTCATACTCTTCCTCGTCAGTATGAAATACCAACTCCCATAAAACTGAGTGTATTGAGTCAATTATTTGATCTTGCTCAGAAATGAAAGATGATGGAATAGTCCACAACGTAGTTTTCAACAATGAAGCTGGGTCTAATGGAGCTATCCATCTTTCATTTCGTTTCTTAAAAGTGCGTTTTAGAAATGACATTTCGCAAGAATCAACAAATTTGGTCATCGTACTAGATTTACTGGCGCTTGTAAATTTCATGTCAAACAAATCTTTACAAGCATTTTGATACGTCTGATTATTGTATAAATCCGACACACAATCCTTTACCAATGCCAACATATCGTCGCCATACACTATTGGACGAACGTACTGGAAAAAATCCTTTCCGCATAATGCGGGATTCGCATACCATGCATACATAAGTAAAATGATACCTTTCAAGGAATTGTCCTCAGCAGTTGCGTACTTCCCTGAGGGTTGCAATCCAGCAGCTTCAAATAAATCTCCATTCATCTCAACCAAAGGAAATAAATTGTCACTCAATATTCCTCTAACGATGCGCAATGCACATTTATTATAACCTACCTCGGAAAGAACATTATAAATCACAGAATATGCAGCACGAGAAATATCATGAGGCATGTGTTGGTCATAAGCGCTATAGTCTCCTTCCATAATGTTCGAAGAAAATTGCAACAATGATTCAACAACATCGGAGCTCCCTACATGCATATTTATACCTATAGCGGTACAGAATAAGTCACTTTTCTCCACCATATGAGTGTAAAAAGGAGAAAGAAACATCCTAGATATAATAACATCTTCAGTAGGAGAGACGTAAAATACACGTGTTTTCCCTACCAAATTTTTCTCCATGAGACGAGGTTCATCTTTCAATTTGGCCTCATAGACATATCCAAAGGATTTCTCTTCGATATATTCATCAATTTTCGAGATTATTCGTGCCTTTAAATCATCAATCGGTTCACGTATCACTTGATTATTCTCGTCTAAGACGATGGGAAGTATAGTGCTTTTCTTTCCTTCCCATCCGAAACCAGAGGCAGTGCTCGTGTTCATGCGGCGGGTAAAAGGATCATATGACACACCATTTATCGCTGATTCGAGGTCAAG